GTGGGTTGTTGAAAAAATAAACCTTTTGTTATATTAAATGAAACCCTGGTTTGAAGATTTCAAGGAGCTGATTCGTTCCGATATGGTTTTCAAGTTTTGGCCAACGAACGAACAGTCCCCAGCCGAACGCGTGAACGCGACGTCTCGATTCATCATCTACGCCACGTGTATCATCTATCTCATTCGACGCGACCCGCGTATTTTCGTGCTCGGCGCCACGGTGTTGGGCGTCCTCGTGGTCATGTACCGTTCTAAAATGGTGAAGACCGGCAACGGCCCGAGACCGGAGGGGTGTCAATTACCCACGAAGGACAATCCCATGGCGAACGTGCTCATGACCGATTACACGGACAACCCCGAACGCGAACAGGCGTGTGTGCACGACTCTGTGAAATACCCAGTACACGGTGCTCGCTACGACAGTGGGCGTTCGCGCACGACGCACCCGGAATACCGTCGTCGCGCGGCGGAACGTCAATTCGTGAGCATGCCCGTCACTGAAATCCCAGGAGACCAAACGGCCTACGCGGAGTGGTTGTACGGACCGAAGTTCGGGCCGATGTGCAGGGGTGGCGACATGTACGCGTGCAATCCGAACGCGCGCGGTGTGCAATTGGAGGCGTTTTCTGGCATCGATTCCGATGGGGACAGGCGATAATTAAAAATCTCCACTAACATTAATAATGGCTTATCAGCTTCAACCCGGACTCACGATCGTCGAAAACACGGGTGCGCTCCCGGTGCGTCGTGCCACTGACGACGTGTTCGTGTACCCTCAGCCGAGCACTCTCAACACGGCCTACGGTGGTCGACCGAACACGATGTTGTACGGCACCGCCCCGTTCATGGCTGGTAAAGGGTCGCCGGCGCAGTTCATCGACACCTCCGACAGGTTGCGTCCTCAGAGCACGTCTCGATTCAACAAGCCATTGGTGCAGACGTACGAGAAAAACTTGTACCCGCTCAACGACATGACGTGTAAACTTCCAGTGCGCACGATGGCGTTTGAACCAGCCAGCACGCGCGCGGACGCACAAAACGAATTGTTCCAGCAGCGATATGCGATTAAGAAATAAAAAATAATATTAGTAACCAATAAGAATGGCAGACCCCATTTCGATCGCAGCCGTCGCCGCTTTGGTGTACGCCGGAAAGGTGTTGAGTTCGCCCACGCCGCCACCGACGCCGACGCCGACGCCGCGGCCGCGCGCAGTCGACGTCGAACCCGACATGGACGACCCGGAGGATTTCATTGCGTACAACGAGAGTAAAGTCGAGGTTCCGAATTTCGGGGACATAACCCCACAGCAACGGTCGTCAGGTGGTGAGATTTTGGACATGCGCAACCGCCTCTATGATCAGGGGAAGATGAACAACTTATCCCCCATCGAGAAACAAATGGTTGGTCCGGGTTTAGGTTTAGCCCCAGAAGTCCCAGCGGCCGGTGGGTTCCATCAACAGTACCGGGTCATGCCCACGAACGTGGGCGAGTACAAGCTCACGCAACTCGCCGGACGCACCAATCACGGTGCGGACACGATGGGTGGGCGTCGCGGCGTCTTGGGTGAAGTGGCGAAGAATCGCCCCGAACGCACGACCGAACTGTTGGACCGTCTCCCGCCGACCCGCGGTCGGGCGCAGGGCATGAGTGCCATCACCCCGAGACAAGAGCACGAACGCACGAAGCGCACGACGAACCGGTCGGAGACGGGTCTTCGCACCGATGGGTTAGAGGTGTCCGCGCCGAAGCGTTTCACGTCGGCGATGACCATCGCGCAAGAGCCCACGAGAAACAAGAGCGACCTGTCGGATGCGCAGTTCCAATTCAACGACCGCGCGCAGCCGGGGATTCACAGCTTCCATGGGGCGTACGTCAATTCCGTCGCGGTCAAGGCGGCGCAGGGTCGGGACAACAAGACCCTCATGGAGTACGGGTTCAGGCCCGAAGATAAGCGTGGTCAGGCCAACCGCGCGGGCAACCCAGGTCGCATGAACGTCAGAGAGAGTGCCTTGAAACAAGGGGGGAAGTTGACGAGCGTGCGTTCGGACACGACGCGCATGGACGGTCGCGTGAACCCAATCTCTGGTGGATGGATGCAGCAGTACAAGGATGCGGATTACCACAAGCTCAACTCATACAAGGGTCAGGCGAACCCGTACGCGACGGACGAGAGCTTGAACGCGACGAAACGCCAGTTGGCCAACAACCCGTTCGCGCAAAGCTTTTGCTAAATCTTTGACGATGGATGAAAAAAACACTCATTAAAATTATATGCCTTAATTTTAATGAAGGTCTACACCTTGGATGTTGACAGTAGTCAGAGAGACCCCGCGGTCCACGCCTACGCCAACAGCTACGTCATCGCGTTGGAAAATCCCGTGTACGACGTCGAACGCATTGAACTCGTGTCGGCGCGCGTGCCGGTGTCTCGATATCTCATAGACGACACCAACAAAACCTTCACCGTCGATGGCGTGGACGTGTCCCTGCCCGTGCGAACGTACGCCAACGCCGTGGTTTTGGCTGATGTTTTACAGAGCGCGTTGGCGCCGCCGACGTCGAACGTCGACGTCGTGAATTACGTCGAACTCACAGACACCCTGTACTTTGCGAACGTCGAGGGCACGAGTCATTTCACGTTCGAATTCGGCACTGGTACGAATGGATTCGAAAGCAACGTGACGAACCTCACGACCCCCCATGACGTGTTGGGATTCACGGCGACGGACGTGGGGTCCAACGTGCAGTGCGAACTGTCGTCGGGTTCGGTCGACCTCTCGGGACCGACGGCGTTGTACGTGCGTCTCTCGACGGGTTCCGATGAGTTCACGAAACACGTGTACTCTGGCACGCCGTTTTACACGGGGAAGATGCACGTCCAAGGTCGCGATGCGGAGTACATCGACTTCACGAGCGCGGACGACCCGATCGTGCACGAGTTCTACTCGGGTCCACAAAAAGTCATGGACACGTTGCGCGTGGATTTCTTCTACATGTCCCAAGGGCGCCTGGTGCCGTACGATTTTAGAAACAGGGACCACTCTCTTAAATTTAAAATAACGTGTTCCACGGACAGGTTGGAACACCTCCCACGGGTGAGGTTCTCCCATGACGACGCGAAGGAGGAGACGGTGGAGGTGCAATCACACATAGACGTCGAGGAATTCGACGTCTATAAATGGGTTCCCATTGGGTTCATTATATTAGTAGGCATTCTGCTCATGTTGTTTATCGGCCGACAACCGCGTACACCGGCATCGGCGGGCGCTCAATCTTCGGTCTGATGGACGTGATGATGACGAACACCAAGATGCTCAACAAGGTGGTGGCCAATGCCGTCAAGGTCAACGGCAAGACACCGTTCTTATTGCCCTTGATGAATTGACCGATGACGGAGCGGGAGACATCCATCCACGCGAGGGCCGCGGCGAAGAAAAAGCCACTGGTGAGTGCGTTGAGAGACTGCGATTCGAGTTGCTTGGACACCATTTCCATGCTCTCGGCCACGCGTTCAGTGATGCCGGCTGTGGGGGGTTGCACGACAGCAGCAGGCGCCTTGGCCACTGCCGGCTTCGGTTGTTCAACCATCATCTTTTCGTCGTTCGCGATGATATCAGCCATCGTGTGAGTGTGTTTGTTAATATGTGTGTAGAAAAAAAAATTATTCAGGTAAGAGTTCTTCTTCGTGGATGATTTTTTTATATTTTACAACGCTTCCCTCCATTCCCCTGGGGGCGGATAGGATTTCCTCATCCTCCTCCTCTTCATCGTCAGAGGACGTCGATGGCGAGGATGAATCGTCATCTAAGATTGGTTTGAAAGTGTCACTAGAATCCCATCCCTCCACTTCCACCATCTATAGCATTTTTTAACATTATTTCCACGGGAATTATCGGCTCCCACGTCGCCCATGCGTCGTACGCGGCGTTGACACCCTGGAGAATGGGGTCTTCGCCGTCATACCTCGTGAATTCGTGTTCGCAATCGTCGACGACCTCGATGTCGTCCTCGTCCTCGCCCGAGTCGTCGTCTTCGAGTTGCAAAACACTCCCCACATCCTGACCCACGGTGTTCATGGCACAGTATTTGGCAGCGTATTCCACGTCTTGTGCGAGGACTGTCTTACGCCCACACGCGTTGCAATACTTGCACGCGAGGAGTAAACTCTTTTCCAAGACGGGGGTGATGATGTTCACGAGGGCTTCGGCCTGTCGCATTTCGTAGCCCCCCGAAGATTCTCCGAAACCAGTCTTCATTAATACTGTACGTTGAAAATTACTCGGGCGTTTCCCCCACCCACGCGAAGGACGTTGTACGACCTGGCGTACACGCGAAGCTGTCTATTCTGGAGCGTATTCCTGTTCAAGGTGAGCTCGAGATTCTGGTCTTTGATGACGGTGAAGTTAACCTGACCCGTGGGTTGCGCCTTTTCGGGTTCGAGGGCAAAGCTGTAGCTGTAAAACCTTCGAATCAGTTGAGTCTTCGCGTGATGTATCGCCGCTTGCACAGCCTTGAGGAACAACACTCCACCAGTCTTGGCCGTGAGGACTTCGGCCCCGTCGAGCGCCAGTGTCAAATGTCTGAGCTGTTCGTACTGCACCAACTTCCCGTCGGGGTCGGTCTGTCGATAGTTGTCGTAGTCGAACACACGGGCACCCTCGCTTTGAATGACGAAATACAACTCTTTCACGAGATTCGTAAAGGCGAGTTTACACTTGAATACGTCCTGTCCCTTGGGCACTAAAAAACTGTTGAGTTGATTTTGGGTGATGATGTAGTCTTTGGGGGTGTTTTTGAACTTTATTTTTTCAATGGGGTCCAAAAACACCATTTCGCATTGCATGACGAACGAGGACACACTGTGTGTCTGTGATACCACTGGAAGACTCCCATCGGTGACGTCGACGACGAGGTCGGCCACGTCGCGCAGTGTCACTTCCACCTCCACCTCCTGTTGGTCGCACACGGCGCACAGGGGGAACGCCAGTGAGGGTTCTCGGTGGAAATAAAACGGCACGTCGACGTAAAAGTCCACCGCGTTCGTGGACGTCCCCAAGTAGGCCAGAACTGCGGTGCTGTTCGAACGCACAC